GGACGCAACCAAGATATCTTTGTCGACCCCTGCGATAATTTCCGTAGCCATACGCATCGCTGTAGACTTGCGCGTTAGCGTGGAATCTCCAAGCACAAGACCCCACAGGTTCGGTCGGACTGAGCCGTATGTAGTTTCCAGCCTGAGGTTTCCTGCGAGCAACGCTGAGAGCAGCACGAAAGCTGAAAGATCGTGATACTGTGCAGGCGCATCAGTAGCTTGCTCACCCCATGCACGATACTCATCGATGAATGAAGGCTCGAGATTGCTATAGCTCTGGCCGGGAATCAACTCAGGCATTTCGAGAACCCCTGTTGAAACGATCGACTGGAATACATCGACTTGCGCATGCGCTTTACGTACGTCCCGCCACAGATATCTGATCGGCCTCTTGTCACGGTCATACTTGTTGTAGTTGCTGCTGACCGCGACAACGTATGTCTCTTCGGGAGTCAGACCGCACTCTAGGCACGTCTTGATTAGTGCCCACAACATTCCAGACCAATCATCTTCAGGCTCGGGCACGTTCATCCAGCGGTCGGCAAAGTTTACCTTCCGTAGTGCAGTGTAGTGCGTCTTGATAATCGTCTCGGCATCCGGCATATCTGCTAGGTCTGGTGCATCACTAACTCTTACATCGTTCTCACCGACAACTTCCGGCAACGCTTCGAAGAACGCCACGGGCAAGGTGGCGTCGGACATGCGGAGTATCTTTGTTTCGGGCCGATTGTGATACTTGAGGTTCGGCGTGTTAGGTACGCGAAGTAGCTGCGTCAAATCCCAACCGCTAGGATCAGCACCGTTCTCCGCATAGAAGTACGCTAGCCGCTTTGAATAATCTTCGGCAACGTACGAATCAAGGTCTTGGTCTACACGCCAGATCGCTTGATATCTACCGGGCGAAGATTCGATAACGATTGCCGGTGGTGGATCAAGCGAATCGGGCGAAGCTTCGTCTAGATCGGACCAGACTAGATTCGTGTCTTGGCAGAATTCCTTCTGTCGCGTTCTCGTCGAGAGCAGATTAATACAGAACCAAACGTTTTTCCTGCCGCGATTGTAAGCGATGTATTGGTATACTTTGTCCTGCTCCAAGGGCCACTCATAAAATGTCTGCTTGAAGTCGCCCTTGACGGCAGACTCACAGGCCAGGCAGATGTAGCCCGGTTGCTCGTTAAATAGCAGCCGAAAGAAATCGACTTCAATAGCCGTGTCTGTCACGGACTATGTTAGCCGCGTGTCGGGTGTAGCTGCCCAGCCTTACCCAGAGTTTCATCACAACGCTGCAGGTATTCCCTGCGAGTCTCACCGTAATTGCGAATAATCGAGCCAAGCAGCACGTTGTCTACAATCTTGGCAATCGACAACGTTGGATAGACTGCGCGCTGCGCTTCGATTGCTTCGCCAACTGCTTGAGGGTCACGAATGTCTCGCTGCATGTCCAACTCTCTTTCATCAACCAAAGGGAAAGAAGCGGCTGGTGCGCTTTCGCCAAACCTACTGTCGCACCACTTGGCTACTCTCGGAATCCTGTATCTAGCAGGCTGTTCCTTCATAGCACCGCAACTGGATTATTTACAGAACGCTAGGGCGCTTTCCGCCTCCTGTTGCACTACCAGCAGGCTTCACACCCCTCACGCTGTTCGTGTACTCACCCGAATCCTTCGGGTACTCCTGCCGAGTAACGCGGACAACAACCTCGTTCCCCTCAAGCGAATCGAGCTTCGACAGATCGAAACCCTTCGACTTGATCTTCGCTGCATCCTCACCCGCAGCGATAAGGAAGTTGACAAAGTTGCCCATCGTCTTGGCGTGGTTCTCGTAGTCCTTGTCCGGAAGAGGATAGTTCGACCAAACAGGATGGCCTTCGTGTTCCTCCCCATCCTTGACGCGGAACTGAACCTTCACCATCGGTGTACCAGCAGGGAGCTTGCCGCTACCAGAAACCTCGGTAAGCTCCACCTCGTAGACGGTACAATTGTACGCACCGGCGGGGAGTGCTTCGAACCCACTGGTATCCGCACCACTCAGATCAAGAACGCCACTCATTTATCTTTTCCTTTGTGATTGGTGTTGTTATGGATCAGATCGAACATGGCAGGAATGGTAGGTTCCTCCATGAAATTGCCAAGCGATGCAGTTCGATCCTTGGCAATGAGACTTTCCGTTCCTACGAACTGAATGATTCTTCCGATATCCTCACCTTCTTCCTTGGGCATCGTGTATAGGTACCCGACAACATCGAAGAATCCTGCAAGCTCGGTACGCATCTTACCTGGGAGGTTGGGATACTTGACAACCTTGCCTGTGGAATCCTTGAAGGGTTCGACTAGTGCGGTAAGAATTGTGTTCATGGGAAGGTCGCGAAAACCACGCACGATCTTCCGCATGTGCGTCCCTGTCTTACCCCACTCCCTTACGTCAGGTACATCTTCATCGCGATCAGGACGGCGCTCCACTAGCTCCTTCATAATGTCGCGCATGTCCAGCTTCTGCAACTCGGTCAGCGAGTCGATCACGACAGTCTTGTAAAAGCCGTTGTTCTCATGGTACAGCGTTGAGTGGATATCGAGAACTTGCTGGAAGGAACGAACCTGCACGACATCGATATCCGGTCGATGGCGCAGTGTTGTCGTTCCACCTTCGACATCCAAGATTAGCACCGGCTTAGTAGTAGCGTGATCCTGCGCAGTACCAGCCAAGAATGTCTTGCCTGCCCCCGGCTCGCCATAGACGAGCAAGTTTAGATATTCGATTTGATCTGGTGACGTGACGCCCAAGTCTTCTCGGATGGTACTGGCTGCTGCAGCCATACGCTACCTTTCTACTCCACGTTCGATTAGCATTTCGTTCAAGACATTCAGTGCATGCGTCGTGCAGTACTGGATACCCTGCACCTTGAGGAATGTCGATGAACCGCAGCCTCTGCTAGCGCAACGCATTTCCTTTTCGAACTGTCGAAGCGGCCCACGCTGATCGGGCACTGGATACTTCTCCCGCATTGTTTGCGGCTCGGCAAGAACTTCTGCGAGTTCGTCCTCTGCAAGAGGTTCAATCTTCATCGGTATCCGGCGGCTTCTGCTGATTGCCCTTCATCATGCCTGCGAAGAACGCAGCCGTAACGTTGAATGCTTCGAAGTGATTCCCACCATCACGAATGACGGAACGGTAGATAGTTAGCCCCATCTTGCCCATACCTCCGAGAGCTTCCTGCCCACCCAGATCGTCGTCGTCGTCGTCACTCACTTAAAGACCCCTGTTCTCTGTTGCAGGAGGCTTGTCGATTCTTGGTCGTGGCGGCGGGGGTACAATCTCATCTGTCTCTGCAATTGCTGTAACGATCAACTCGACTAGCTCACCGTCGGGCATGCGCTCGCAACGGATAATCGGTACATCGCCCCACCGCAACACAATCTCGGCTGAGATTGTATCCTCTGGCAGAATACCTCGTTTGATCAAGAGGTCGATGAAATCGTTACTCGTCTGGACAGCCATCTTACTTCGCCTTCTTGTAGCCAGCTTTGCGCAGATCGATTGCAGCTTCAGGGCGTTCCATTATTCTTCCTCTCCTATAAAAATACCCCCGAGGATGAAGACTCCACCCATCATCGGGAAATATATCCAATAGGATATTTCTGCTATTGCGCTAAGAACGCCAAGTGCTGCTAGTGAAGCCAATACTGTGTAGAATCTAGCTGCGCGCTTCATTACCTGCCTCGGTTCATTTCGTATTCTTCTGCGAGGATGCCCTTCCAGTCGCTACCGTCGTCCTTCATCAGACAGGGAGCGCGGAATGCACACTTCGTGCAGTAGCCTAGGCGTGAAGGTGACTTGTAGATACGCGGATCATCCAGCATGTCCATCGCTACCATCTTTATCTCTTCGCCGGTAGCTCTGATTTCATGCGCGTTTCGATGCGCCTTATCGCGCTGAATAAACACCGCGTCACCTTCGGCCAGCAGATACTCGTAGTATGCCTGTGCCTTTGGATCATCGTGGTACCAATCCACAAGACCGATTTCTTCCAGGCAATCTTGAAACATCTGCGCCGTGGTACCTTCCTTCGATCTATCAAGGCTGGGGAAACCACGGGAGGTTATCGTTGGCGGCTTGGGATAGACCTTGCGTAGAGCATTACAGACCACATCTTCAATGTGTTTCCACGGAAGGTCATGGAGTTTCGCCTCGGTAACCGATGCCCATATGTAGGTCGAAAACTGCGGGTCGTTTTCCAAAGACTCAAAGTAATCCTCGTCTACCTTGCTCGCGGTTTTGTGATCGAAGATTCCGTACTGCCGCTTCTCTGGTCTATCAGGCCAGTAGACAATAGCGTCTCTCTTACCCCTCGCGTGGACTTCAAGAGACTTGCCGTAATTGGGTGATTCCTCCCGTGCATCCTTACGCTCAAACCCAAGGGGAATAGAGAAAGTAGACTCGGCTGCGACAACTTCGAAATCGTCTTCACGGGCTGCATACTCCTTGTAGAATCCCATCATGCCTACGCCAAGCTCATAGAAACCTCGGAACTCTTCCTCGTCCGGCGAAGGGAGCAAGTCACGTAGACCTTCGACTTCAAACATCCCACCCTTGCGTTCGATAGGATTCGTGTCATAGGTGTACTCCAGTTCCTCTTCGGCAATCTTGCCACCTTCCCATTGCAACTTGAACCACGTCTTGAAAGACTCTACGGGATCACGTTGCAGCACTGGATTGTAGTACTTCTCCAATGCATAGTGGGCACCGCTACCGAACCAGAGATTCGTATTGACTCCGAAGAAGCGAACTTGCCGTCGAAGATTCGTTCGCGTTGGCGACGACCAATCCCAATACCTTCGACACCGCTTGAACGAGGAAATGTCCGAAGCGTGAATTGGAATGATGTCGTACTTATTAGGAATCACAGGAGGTACTGCGAGAATTGTACTCATGTTCTAAACCTCAGACGTTTATCGTAGCTCTCTGCAGATCGGTTCTGAAAGATAATGATGCGCCACCACTGCCCCGGCCACGAATCCTTTGTAGGCCACAAGCGAACTGCGAAGAAGCCCGATTTAAAGGTAGTACCCTTCCGGACTATTGGCTTGTCTTTTCCTGTTATGCCCAAGCATACGCGGAACCACCGTCCGAAAATTACACCCGTTACCTCGGGATAGCATTTCTCGGTCATACTGCCACCAGCCCTCTACGTTGGTATGAAAGTAGAACTTGTTCGAAGTACGTTTCTACGTAAGGTTCGAACCACTTGCCAGAATTCCCTGCTACATTCAGTACCTGAATGTTTGCTTGCGTCAGCCATAGTGCTACGTCGTTAGGTCGAATGCTAGCTTTCAGTGCTTTAATGCCTGGTATAGGATCATCGTGAATCCACTCGAACTTTACGTCGAGAGACGGACGCTCGTACTCGTAGATTGCCTTTGCCGTGCAGATTTCCCCAGCGGAACTGAAGTCGTGCGCAATTCGCAAGGTGCCGTCGCTATCGTACACGTTGCGAAAAGTTCGCGCCTTGTACCCAGACGTGGACATTTCGTGTACGCCGTACTCTTCGATGTACTCAGGACGTGGGCCGTCAAGGGTCTTACAACCCCTCGGCATCCAACCGCCGGTCTGAAACCCGCGCTCTTTCGCTATGCGCAAGGCTGCGATATCTGCACCGGTCTGCCCACCGCTGATGATCTTCAGCAGACTCATACGAGGCTGCGATTCAGCAGGTAAACCTTATCTACCTTTTGCTTGTAGCTTGTCCTACCGATTCTAAGCTCGATAGAAGGAAACTCAGCAAGCTCTACCTCATTAGGCGTCAGCCTGGTATCTGTAAGTTCGACTCCCTTTACAGACGACTCAACAAACGTGGTCAGCATGTCCATAACTTCAGGACGGACTGAATCGTCGGGAAGCCTATCGTTCGATCTTTCCATCAGGGTACTCCTTCCTCTATCCTTGGATAGCACCCACCTTGGCAAAAGTGGGAATTTATATCGGGCCGCTATTTTACAAGTCCGGCCCGCCTGCCTTGTGCCGTCGTACCCACCGCAAGGCTGGATCGAAGACAGCCACGCGGAGAGCGGTAAGGATGGCATGGCTGTGGCGTCTTGTCAACCCCGCCTCCGTTGTCTGATCGGAAAACTTCATTCTTCAAAATACTTAGAAGGTGGTGGTTCGACAGGCTTTGCCTTTTGCATCGGTACCCGTTCAAGCTGAATATGCGGTAGGTTCATAGCGAGCATAATTTGCTCGCCAATGTACTCTCGCGTCAATTCGTTTTTCTTTGCGAGGATGTTTCGAATTGTTCTATCGCTGACACCTGCATCTTCAGCGAGCCCCCATGCATTACCACCCTGCTCTTTCATCCACCGCTCCACGTAGTACGCTAACTCATGGGTATAGTATCCATACTTCGTCTCCTTCGTAAGTGGAATCTTTCGAGCTTCTAGTCTTTCGATACGCTTTTGACACAGCGCGATAAGTAGTTGGAGTTCCTCGATTTCGTCATTTATTTCAGCTAGTCTTGGGTTCTCGCTCATCCTTATTTACAGATCGTGACGATAGTGCCGCCAAAGGAAGTAACGAACGCGCAAGCGATGGAACGGACGCTGCCAGCTTGGAGTAGCAAAGTGCTCTGCCTTGTTGCGCAGCGTTGCCAGTCGTACCCCCTTTCGCCACTGAATCTGAAACCTCTGAGCCGTCTCGGTTACATCCCGCATCGTCGTAGCAAGGTCAGCAAAACCCTGCGCTGTCGTTGCCATGTTAGGCTTGTCCTGCATTCTGCCTCTCCCGCTCGTCGATTAGCTTCGTCAGTGCATCGCGCAAACTTTCTGCGAAGTCGAAAACCTTCTCAATACAACCCCCCTCGGTATCCGCTTTGGATTCCATATGAAGATTCCACTTCTCTACGTCTACTCCTGCATGGTAGTTGTGATTGATGTAGACCATGAGCTTGTCTGCAGAAAAGAACTCCATATCGACCTTGAGGAAGTACTGATGCTTCGGATTAATGTCAGTTGCCATTACTCTCTTCCTGCTTGTGTTTGCTGGCAGATTGAATAGCCTTGCCCTTGCTTACGATTGGACCCATCCAGCCGCAAGTACAGACTGCCTGATACCTGCCCATTGTCGTACGAATAACGTTCGTGTAGTGCCGTGGCTCTTCCTCGCGCAACTTACTCCCTCTCAGTCTTCGAAGATTTCCGAGAACCAACCCTGCTTCGTGTTGTTTAGTTCTAGAATGCGACTGTCCACAGTCTTAACAGCATTGATGTGAATTACCTCGACCACACCCTTTTGTCCTGGCCTCCACAAACGCGATACTGCCTGCGAGTTTCTAGCAGGACTCCAATCTCTATCGAGGAAGATGCAATACTGCGCTGACGACAAGTTGATCGACTCACCGCCGAGAGCAATAGTGGACATAAAGATGCGGTGTTCCTTCTTCGGGAAAGTATCACGCCACTTCTCGAATCGGGTACGCTCCGAATCCTTCTCTTCCATGTGGATGTACGGAAGGTCTGCCTTCTCCATCCGTGCAGCTAGCAACCTCAGTGGGTCTTTGAAGTTGGAGAAGATAACAGCCTGCTGCTTCTGCTCTTCATCCCATTCCATACCCTCGATAAGTTCCATCGCTGCATCTAGCTTGGCCGAGGGTTCCACTAGTTTGACGACCTGCACCCTCCGATCCTGTTTTGCGTCGTAGTACGAATCGACGAACTCCGGTGTAGCCACCGAAATCTGCCGAAGCCTGCTCAACTGCGAGAGAACATTCGGACTGTGGATCGGGAAGCCCTTCTGATCCATCATCCGCAGTTCCTTCACAATCTCGTTATACATACGTCGCTGCGTTGGGTTCAAGTCGACGTTGATTGAGTGGAAGATCGGTTCCTCAATGTCGGTATGAACCTCTTGCATCGTTCGACGTGGGCCGAGGCTACGCCGAAGGTCAACGAACTCTTGCTTGTTTACGGGATTGATACCGACCACCTGAGAGTATCCAGACCAGTCAGTTTCCTCCAAACAAAACTTCTGCCTGAAGCGCCAGTACGAGGGAAAGTCCGAACGACTCAGGAAGTTCAACAGCGACCAGATTTCATCCGGCCTGTTAATAAACCCTGTGCCTGTCATAACGTGCCTGATGCGACTCTTGGTACGCTTCAAGTTTCGTGTCCATTGCGTACCCTTGTTCTTGATTCGATGCGCCTCATCGAGCAACGTCATGTCCCAATCAAGCCCACTTAGGATTTCCTTCATGGGCGAGTTGTTCGTAAAACAATGGTAGTGTGCGATTACGACCTTGCGGCCAGAGTTTGGGTCCAGCATGAGTGGCACGAAAGTATCAAGATCGATCTTTACTCGCTGATCTGAGGGCAGCATCAGCGATTCGACGGTCTTGGTACCGACGTTGAAAACCTTCCACTCGTCCGTGTCCCAACACTTTGGGATCGCATCGAAGTAAGCGCCCTTACCGGACTTGGTAGTAACGATTAGGATGTTGCCAGTCTCTGCCTCTGGCTCTTCGACCTTGCGCTCAATTAGCCATAGGCCGGTACTGGTTTTGAAAACACCCATGCTAGACCAGTTCGCAGAGAAGTCCCGCTTGGCTAGAAACTCCAAGTCTTCTAGCTGCCAGTCCTTCGTCTCGAACTTGTCTTCCTTTACGAAGTGAAGCTGTGTCACCTCTCTCACCTTCTATGTATGGATGTCGCAGATTACGTAGTCGTTGTATTCAATGACTATTGCGTCTGTGACGGCCTCACCGATATCGTCGTAGCTAGCGCCAGCGCGGAATGCTTCGACGACAGCATAGCGTAGGTTTCTCTTTGCTTCTTGTAGCTCTTTTGAATCCTTGCTTTCGTACATGTGCGGTGGTGGTTTCTTTTTATCCATTACTTCTTCGTCTCCGGAAATTGATTCTCCCTCGGTGGGAACTGTTCGATAGCAATGCAGTACGGCTCACCGTCAAACTCAAGCACGATCACCGGACTGTCATAAGGATCACCCGACTCGATGATCCGCAAACTATCGCTGAACTCCGGCGCTAGCAATTCGTGCAGCATAGCAATAAGTTCCACCTCCTGCTCAAGCGACATTATGTTCCCGACTCCCAAAGGTACGGGTCTTCTGGTGCGTCCTTCGATATCGGTGTTTCCTCACGGGCCTCCAATCGGTCGATATGCGCTAGCAGAATGAGAACGTTGGTCGTTCCGAGTTTTATTCGGCGTTCATTCGCGATTGCTCGCCGCAGTTCAGCAACAAGTGCATCCGTTCCGTGTTCAGCAATCCATGCAGCAGCATCAAGCCGAAGGTTTGCAAACGTAGGGTCAGCCATCGGGCGACTCCATAGGATGCAGGTTGTCAACAAGATTGCGAAGGCGAAGTAGAATTGCTTCTCCGCGCTCTTGTACTTCTAGACAACCAATGTTGTCGGTATTGATCCAAGCGATGAGTTCATCTACAACCGGAACAGTTTCCTGAAGTAGGGTCGTTACACGACTGAGCGCATCTACAGCAGGACCAACCGACGAACAAAACGTGCAACCTCCCCGTGTATGGAACGGAGCATCTACGTTAGGGCATTCGATGATCTGTTCGATAATTTCAAGATCGTTCATTTGCTGTTTCCCTGTCAGGATTCTCTGGATGCGAAGGAAGTCGTCCAGCGGGTGCTCGTTGATTCAGCGTTCCCCCGATATCAATTCCTCCTTGATCAATCTCGCACGAACCGATATAGAGTTGCTGGTTATCGATTGACAACTTGACGGGCGCTGTAAAGTGAACGTTGTAGATCGTTGGATTTCCTCGCAAGCAATTCCAAGCTGATCTAAGTCGTAGCTTCATACCTTCCTCTCTGGTGTCGTTGTTCCCCCGACCGCGTGAACGGGATGCCGATCGGGTAGGTCGCATATCTCACACCAGCGATCATGTCTGCCCTTGAAAAGATGAGGCGGATTGTCGGTTGGAATAATCGCGCCCTGATCCATCGTGTAGCGCGGTGTCGCTGTTCCCCCATCGAGCGCGGCGGCTGCCTCACGACACGTCATGCAAGGACAGTCCTGAAACGACTCGATGTGCTCGGGGTCGTGCAAACGGCTGTTAGTAAGTGTCCGATGGTGAGTGTCCGCGAGGTTCCGCAACGCTGCTTCCAGCATGTCTATGTGGGCGCGTTGCACCTGTAGCTTTCCGGTCAGCCACCCTCGCTGACGGTCTGCGTCTTCTCCGGCAGGGGCCGACGAATCGCTAACGGGCGCACTGCCACTATCAACGCCCTCGTCCGCCGGAGCACCAGTACCCCTACTGGTCGTCGCTTCCCCTGGTGCCCCATCGAGCGCGGCGCGGGCGCGGCGAGTCGCGCAATCGCAGACGTTGCCGCGACAGTCGTAGTAGTGGCCTCTACGCGCGATCCACGCCAGCGCCGTCTCAAACTTCTCTTTCCGCACCTCGATCCGCTCTGCCGTAGCCCAGTTCGCATTCGCCCGCTCGCGTTGATGCTCAAGCTCGCGCTCTAGCTGCTCGGCCCGCGCCTCGGCTTTGTCCAGCACCTCGATGTAGTTATCGGAGCGCATTCCCTCCAGCACGGTCACGCGGCCCTGTAGTTCGTTTGCGCGAGCCTCAACTAGGTTGAACGAATCGCTGCACTCCAGCAGTCTGCGCTCTAGTTCGGTTGCGCGTTCGGCCAGGGCGACAACCCATTTCAGGGTGGAGTACATAACGAGCGTGCCGCCCGTCTCGGCGTAGTCAGCCTTTGCGCGAAGTTCGGCCAACCTGTCTGCGGTGGCGGCGTGTTCTTCTACTCTTTCATCAGCCATATTTCTGCTCCTACTTGTGCTAGTGCCTGCTTGCTTGGATTGTCAGAACCTTTACGTTGGTACTGATCTTTGAGTGTTCTATAGCGTCGCCTCCATGATCGGCATTCTTGTGTTTTAGTGCAAAAGCTCGCGCCATTCCTAGCGCCGGCGAGAACTGCACCACAGGACAAACACTTCGGCCGGTTAAGCTCATAAACTTGTTGCCGTGCAATAACTATGGTGTATCCATGTAGCAGCAGAATCTCAAGTTGGTTTGCATTACGTGCAAGCCAACGCTCGTCCCTGCATTTGGGGCACAACTTTCGGTGGGCCTGATCTTTTGAGAACCCTTCCCCACAGCCAAGGCACATAGTTTGGGAAGTGCCAGAACATTCTGGACACCAGCCTGTATCTTCGTTTAGTGTTTCTACCAACTCCCCGCAGGATGGACAAAGTTCTAGCTCTGCAAGTTG